TTAATTATTAAATCAAATAATATAAAGAAATGAGTAGAAAAATATACATAATGGATTATTCTCTTACCTTAAGCAATAAGAAAGTTTTTGAATTCTATAATGAGCATAAAAACCTTAATTTCGAGAACATGAACATCTTATTTGTCGACATTTTGGATAATTTGTTGCGAAATACCAACCCATCTCTCGACTCAAATGTTGCTGCTGCATTGTTGGATAATATGAAGGCACTTCAACGTCAGGTTCTCAATATTAAAGATACTGTCGAAAAAAACCAAACCGATATCGGTACAATGTTTACACTTAAGTTTGTTGATTTTAAACGCGATTATATGGAAGATATGCGCATGATATTGTCTAGCAATGCGAATGAGAAGGTTGCGCCAATTATAAAGCAGTATAATGATACACTGTTAGATAAAACACGAATCATGATAAATGAAATTATTCCAAAGAATCAAGAGATATTATACAAGAGTATTGAGAACACACTCGACCATTTACAAAAAAGTATCAATAATGACACAAATTCATTGATGAAATCATCATTGACAAAGGACGTTCTCGATAAGTTCACCCAATCTCTCGATGAAAAATTCTCAACTACACTCATCAACTCTCAAAGTATGTTTAATTCGATTATTACATCAACCGAACATAGAATATCAAATAAATTAACCGAAATCAAAGATGCATCTGTTATAAATAATTCGTCACAATCCACTTTATGTACAAATGTGAATGATTTATTAAAGAAAATGGAGAACTCGTCTTCCAAAGGAAAATTGTCAGAAAATATTCTGTTTAATGTACTACATTCATTGCATCCAACCGCGCAGATTGAATCTGTTGGCAACATAAAAGAAACAGGCGACATTATTATGAGACGTAGAGACAAGCCTGTCATTTTATTTGAGAACAAGAACTATGATAAGAATGTCGTACAAGATGAAGTACGCAAATTTCTACGAGATGTGGAACACCAAAACTGCTCTGGTATAATGCTAGCTCAACACTACGGTATTGCAAATAAAAATAACTTTGAAATTGAAATCCATAACAACAATATATTGGTGTATTTACATAAAGTCGAATATGATGCAGATAAGATTAAGGCCGCTATTGATATAATCGATTATTTTAAAGAAGCTTTGGGCGATGTTGAATCCGGAAATGGAGAACTTGTCAATATCAACAAGGAAACTTTGGATGATATTAATAAAGAATATCAAAATTTTATCAATAATAAATTGTTACATATCAAAACTATAAAAGACTTCCAACAAAAACTCATTGCACAGGTTGAAGATATCAAAGTACCAGCGTTGGAACATTTTTTATCGAAACTATATGCATCTTCTTCATCCAAAGAGAACACATGTGATTACTGTAGCTATGTTGCGAAGAATGTACGTGCTTTAACCGCACATCACCGCGGTTGTGCCCAAAAGAAACAACATGAGATTGACCGTAAAGAACGATTGACCAATTCTTTTACGAGGTAAAGCCGGATAAAACAAGTGTAACATAATATTTTGGATTGTTTTTATGGAAGTTTTTTGAGTAAATGGAGAACCTGACAATCATGTAATATAATTCATTTGCAATAACAATATAAAAAGACATTGCATATATAGTATGTGTACATAGTATAAACAATTGTAAATAAACTTACCCGGTTAGCTCAGTCGGTAGAGCGCGCATCGGGTGATTTTTCTGGATATCCAAGACAGCCTTAATGTCTTTTTGCTCGTGTAGCTCAGTTGGTTAGAGCGTAGGTCTTATGAGCCTAATGTCAGCGGTTCAACTCCGCTCTCGAGCATCTACGACCCGAATATGTCGTTAAACTATGTTCAAAAAAGCACGAATGGCCGAGTGGTCTAAGGCGGTGGTCTTAAGATCCACTATCAATGATGCGTGGGTTCGACTCCCACTTCGTGCACTTTTTAGTTACATAATAATTGAAAAACTTATTATGTATATGCATTATTTTACAATAGCTTCATATTTCCAAACAAATCCTTTTGCAGTTTTAGACTTTCCATTACAACACATACATATGTTTGCGGATGTTGTACCGATGTATTCTCCGGCTTCTTTACAGCTATCAAATGAATTTATTTTATTTCCATAAATATCAAATTGTATTATTTTATTTTTTCTTTTTGATATAATCATTTTATTTATTGATTCTTGGCTTAATCTGTGACCCTTTAAACTTTCACTTATTTTTTTCTTAGTTATTTCGCTAAGTGGTTTACCTAATTGAGGTTTTGAATGAATAATGTCATTGTCATATCTCAGCTTTAAAGTCTCGGATATTTTTTGTTTTGTTTCTGCATTATGTGTTCCCGAATTACCTCCAAGTCTCAAATTGTATCCATTTGGGACCAAACAATCATATTTTTGAATGTATTGAATTTCCATATCATCTAACATATTATCAAACGTTATACAAACCAGTTTGAACACAAAATTCTCGACACCGTATTTGTTAATTGCAGATTTTAGATATCTACAATTGCTTCCCTTTTTCAAATGGTCTTTCCATCTGGTATCCAGTTCTCTTACAGTTTGTCCAACATATGTTTTGTTATTGGTCTTATTCGTTATTGTATAGATATATCCCATTCCTATAGTATGACAAATATTCTTATGTAATTTATCATAATAGACATTTCAACATAATAATCCCACAATTATATAGTTCCCACATAAAAACTCCGGAAAAACTTTTTGGCCCGTTTTTGATTTTTGGACATGTACTTTCCTTGTCCATTTTTGAAAAGTGACCTAATAAGTTTTTCCGAATATGTAAAAAAACCACTTCACTGCATAATGCAGCAAAACCAGAATTTGCATGAATTAATTTGTTACTGTAAACTTTTTTATACTTTTTGCGGAAAATGATTTAGACGATTTTTATGTTGCCATAATATACGAGAACGGAATCATCAAATGTCGCAAAAAGTCGTTAAGAAACATCATTGTGAGAATTGCAACTATACATGTAGCCGAAAGTATGATTATGAAAAACACATTGTTACTCGTAAACACAACTTGGAATCATCTGGCAACAAACGGAATCCGCAAGAGATTAAACATTGCTGTAAATATTGCAACAAGGTATACCAAGACCGTTCCGGACTATATAAACACAAACAAAAATGTAAACCTCCTCCCCCACCGGAAGAGAACATTCGAACTACAATCGAACCAATTGAACCTAATTCAGCAGATTTGCTGGTATTGGTCAAGGAACTCATGAGCCAAATGGCTGTTAAAAATAAGCATCAAGACGAACTTATTGCACAAATGGCAGCAAAAGATAAGCATCAAGACGAACTTATTTCCCAAATGGCAGCAAAAGATAAACACCAAGACGAACTTATCAAGCAAAACATGGAATTGCAAAATACAATGAGAGAAATGATTCCCCATATCGGCAATAATAACAACAGTACCACGAATACCAACAGTAATAATACATTCAATGTCCAGCTTTACCTCGAAAAAGAATGCAAAGACGCCATCAGCTTGCAAGACTTTATTAAAAACATCGAAATCAACATGAGCCATTTGGTCGCGATTTCCAAGGACGGTTATGTGGACAGCATTAGCAATCTTCTTATCCAGTCACTCAATAAAATGGCCGTAACTGACCGACCGCTTCATTGCACCGACCTGAAACGCGAAACCGTATATATCAAAGACATGGAAACGTGGAATAAAAGTACCGCGGATGCACCCATCATGAATGGATTAATTAACAGTATCGAAAATAAATATTACGCCGAGGTGAAACAATACGTGCGAGACAACCCGCAAGCCCGCGAGTTGGACACACCCGAGTACAATTTCTATGCAAAAGCCTGCGTCCATTCGCTCGGCAACTACGAAGACCACGATAAACTCAACAAGAAAATCTACAAGAAGGTATTACCCGAAGTAAAGCTCGACAAATCAACTGCATCATAATATTTTGGATTATTTTTATAGAAGGTTTTGGAGAGAATGGAGAACCTGCAAACCAAAATGATGTCATTCGTATTTTTGTGTGATTTTATGTATCAAACATATGTAAATGACAACACGACAAATTTATTTTCGTGAGTATGAAAATAGTATCCGTCAACGAATGCCATATATACATGGCCAAGAACCAATAGAATATTTTTGTGACGGAAAAGAGGGATATATTCATTTTGACGGGTATTATTATGTTGAAAATCACGCACCCCCTTATACGGAAGACGATGAACTAGAAATGTGGGATAGACCAAGCAGATATGACACATGGCTTCCACAAAAGCTCATCATGTTCATGCAACTTCGTGAAAAAGAGCCGTATAAGGTGGAAGTGAATGATAATGTGACCCAAAGTTATTATACCGAACTCGAGAATGTTCGATATGTTGTTGAAATTTACAAAAAAATCATTCATGAAAACACTGACACGATTAGTGAGATTGAAGACGATGATAGAAAGCCGATGCGCGTATGTTTCTTTCCAACCAATCGACAGACGATTTACTTTCGAGTCATTGAGAATGAATGAAGATGCGCATTTAGAGCAACACATCAACCAATAAATATGTCCAAAGTATATAATATGTTTCATGTTCCTCGAGTTATAGACCATTATGAATATTTACCCGATAAAATACCCGAAATCGTGCATATACCATCGACTGAATGTTTAATTTGTTTGGAAATCTACACAGACAATAAAGACGCGCCGATTAATTGGAAAACACAGAAAATATACCTAAAACTATGTGGGTGTGGTGGGTGGCTACACATTTGCTGTGTAAATAGATGGTATAGTGTAGCAAATACGTGTCCAATATGTCGGCAATTTATGACCATACCTGATTCAAAAGGCTTTTCGTTTTTCGTAGATATGAACAATAGTAATATATCCAAATTATTAATGTTTATCATCTATTGTTTTCAAATATGGAACATATTTTTGTGGTCTATAATGGCGACACTGTGTAGTTATCACATATATTCTAGATATGAGACTGCCACTCCTAATATATTCACGGACGATGATGATAATATGTTTGCATTGGTTTTTGACGACCCGAGCCTGTGAAAAACGAATGATGCGATTTAGAATCTTATTGTAAACGAAACAATATAGAATTTAATCTTATAATAATCTATATCATGCCAAAGACAGATATTGATTATTCAAATACAGTGTTTTATAAGATTTATTGTAAGAATCCAGATGTGAAAGACGTATACATTGGTCATACCACGAACTTTGTGCAGCGCAAACATGGACATAAGCGTAGTTGCGCAAATCCAAAGGCTGATAATTATAACTGTAAGGTGTATAATGCGATACGCGAATTCGGTGGGTGGGACAATTGGAAGATGGAAATAATTGCATTTCGCGAATGTGCCGACAGCTATGAAGCCAGAAAAATAGAACAGCAGTATTTTGAACAATATAATGCAACGCTGAATAGCATTGAACCGATGCCAAAACCAAAAGTGACAGAACCGAAGGCGCGACCGCATTGTGAAACGTGCAATGTATTTTTTCTAACGAAAACTGCGCATGCTGTCCACAATCAAACAAATAAACATCTTAAGATGGTGATAAAACATAACATACCAATTACAAATCAACATTGTACAGAAAAATTCTCATGTGACATTTGTGACTATCATACGTCACGGTCCAGTCAATATGAACGCCATCTTCTCACCAGTAAACATGAGACTATGTGCGAATATCAACAAAAGTCAACACAGAATGATTCAAATAGTCTTAAATGTGAGTGTGGTAAGATATACAAAGAACGAAGTGGGCTATGGAGACATAAACGGCGCTGTACACATGCAGCACAGTCTACATCGGTTGATATACATAACAATCCAGATACAATTGCTGAATTACTCCGTCAAAACCAGGAGTTCAAACAACTCATGATTGACCAAAGCAAACAGATACAAGAAACCCAAGCACAGTTACAGAAGTCTTTTGCCCAAAATACTGAATTACAAAACCAAATTATTGAGTTGTTCAAAGAAGGAAAACCTATCAAATAATTTCACTTTTCCCACAAATATAGTTCCCACCAAAAACGTCGAATAAATTTGTGTTGCGATTTTCCGAAAATGGACATTTTTAAAATGTCCATTTTTGAAAAGCGAGGCCGTTTCTTTTTTCTGAAAATATGAAAAATCAGTTTTGCTGCATAATGCTGTAAATCCTAAAAAACCCAAATTAGTTTGACTGCATACTTTTTTTGTGATTTTTTGCGTAGAAAGGTTTAGGCGATTTTCTCATTAGGAATATATCCTAATTTATGCCTAATATAAAGTCGCTAAAAGTCGCAATGACCCATGAATGTAGCCCATGTAACTATACATGCAGCAAAAAAAGCGACTTCAATAAACATCTAATGACTGCAAAACACAAAAACCTAATAAATCCTAACGAAAAGTCGCCAAAAGTCGCAACTGAAAATATATGTATATGTGGAAAAGTGTATAAGCATATGTCGAGTCTATGTTGCCACCGAAAAATGTGTAAAATATATATTAACAGTGGCGACAAATCAGGTAATCCATTTGAACTCACGAGTTCGTCTACATGTGTCGATATACATAATAGTCCAGCTGCAATTGTCGAGCTACTCCGTCAAAACCAAGAGTTCAAACAACTCATGATTGATCAAAACAAGCAGATGCAAGAAACCCAAGTACAGTTGCAGCAGTCGTACGCCCAAAATAACGAACTACAGCACCAAATGGTGGAGATGTTCAAAGAAGGCAAAACCATCAATAACAACAATAATACATCGAACAAGTTCAACCTGAATTTTTTCCTGAACGATACATGCAAAGACGCAATCAGCATCACCGATTTTCTCCGCAACCTGAATGTTCACATCGACGAGCTGGAATACATTGGCAACCACGGATATGTGAATGGCATGACCAAAATGATCATGGCCCGCCTCAAAGACATGGATATTACAAAGCGACCCATTCACTGCACCGACATTAAGCGAGAGACCATGTATATCAAAGACGACGCGGGATGGAGCAAAGACACGGAAGAGCTATCCAAACTCCGCAAAATTTTGAGCCGTATTTCCATGAATAACTACAGAACCGTCCCCGTTTGGAGAACCGCGCACCCAGATTGTGAAGTAATGGAGAGCCGTAACTACGAATTCTGTTACAAAATGATGCGCGCTATATTGGGCGACGTCGAAGACGAGCAAATCAAATTAGACAACAAGATTATCAAGACAATGGCAAAAGAGTTGTTCGTGAAC